CCAGATACATAGTTAAATTCATTAATGTTTGAATTTAAAGTACCAGCACCTACTGCAGTAACGTTAAATGAACGAACTGCTTCAGAATCAACAGTTGTAGGAAGTTGGTTTGCACCACCTGCTTTAGAAACTGTTAATTTGATGATTCTACCAGCTGCTACTGAAGCAGAGATTGAAGCGTCAAATCCTACATCAGCCCAAGAAGCTGTAGCTGCAGTTGTAGTTAAAGAAGCTGCAGATGCATCGTTTACAGAGTAGCCATATCTAGCTTCACCATAAAGACCATTTTCAGCTGCATTAGTTCTACCAAAGTTAGTTGCAGAACCAGTTACGTTAGTACCACCAAAAAGTGATTTACCAGCGAACTGACCGTTAGCACCTTGAGAAGAACCATATTTGAAATCTAAGAAGAATACAAGACCAGAAGGTAAGTTCATTGGTTGTACGCTTACGAATTCTTTTGCTGCGATTTCACCGAAGATTCTTCTTACTAACGGTAAAGCCACACCAGACCACTCTTCAGAACCAGTAGAAGTACCAGTTTGAGTTGCCTCATCAAGCAATTGCTTTGCTTGGTTTTCTAACAATACAGCCATGCTGTGTTGTTCTCTTTCTTTTAAACCTTCAAGAAGACCAGTTTTTTCCCATTTGCTTTTTAACTGACGAGTTTCAGCTAACATTACTGCTTGTGGGTTTTTGCCTTCCATAAGTTTTCCTAAATCAAAATTTGCCATTTTATTTTATTTTTTTATGGATTGTTTATTTTACGATACCAGCTAATTGCTTAAAGCGGTTAGCTAATTCGTTTGAGCTTTCAGCGATGATTTCTTTTGCTGGAGCTGTTGTAGCTTGTGGCTTAGAAGCAAAACCTTCGGTCATTGTCTTCTTAGCTGCTACTTTTCTTTCAGTACCAGTAAACTTCATGCTTTCTGCTAAAGTTGCGTAAACCAATTTAACTTCTCTTACAGAAGATGTTCTGTCTAAATTCTCAACTACTTTTACTTTTTGTTCGTTAGTTAAGTTGTAAGAACGGAACAATTTGTTTGCGTAAAGTAATTTTGCGTTTAACAAATTTACTTCGTTAATAGTGCCTTTTAAAGATTTGATTGTAGAAATTGCTTCTGCCAATTCTGCTTGAAGTTTTTCTTTTTCTTCATCATGTTTTGGTTCTTCAGCTTCTTTAACTTCTTCTTCGTCATCACCATATCCCATTTCACGTAAGATTTCATCTAAATCGATTTCTTCTTCATCGTGAGCTGGTTCTTCAGTTGGAACTTCTTCAGCTTCAACTGCAGGTTCAGCAGCTACTGGTTCTTCAACCGGTGCTTCTTCACCTTCTACTGCTGGTTCTTCTTCGTGATATTCATCACCTTCTTCACCCGCAATTTGTGCTTCTAATTCTCTAATGATTGATTCTAAATCTAATTCGTCTTCGTCATCAGATTCTTCGTCATCACCAAATTCAGGAGCTTCTTCACCTTCATGTTTGTATTCAGCTGCATATTCTGCTTTATCTTCAGCAGAATCTTCATCTTCAACTTCATTAAGGTCTTTAACTTTATCGTAGTCTTCTACTTCACCACCTACTTCTGCAGATTGGTTAGCAATACCACTTAGGTCAGTGTCATCGTTGTTTGCTTTATCAGCTGGTTGTTTGTTATCACCACCACCAATTTCGCTTGATACATCATTGTTTTCTTCAACTTTATCTTCAACTTCTTCGTCATCAGCCATTTCTGCCTGAAGTTTCTTTGAAAGGATAGATTGTAGTCTTGGAGTAAATGCTTCTTCAAGAGCGATTTTAGCGTTAGCAATAGCAGTTTCACGAACAGCTTTAGCATCTGCGATGGCTTCTTTCAACAATTTTGAACTTGCCATTTTTTCCTTATTTGTTAGGATTTCTTAAGCTATTGTAATATGAGCTTAAATAGAATTATTAATTGGCGTTTTGGTCACTACTCATAGAACGAGAGTATTCATTTTACCAATAAAAAAACGTATATAAAATACGTTATTGTATCAATAAATATATAAAAATTAATAAAAACGTAATTTTCTAAAGAATTTTTTAGAAAAGATAAATATAAGATGGGTGTTTATCATCTTTTAGTTTTTGACGGATTCTTTCATCCGAACACCCAAAATGTTCTCCGGCCTCTTTAAGAGAGCAGAATTGAATTCCTTCACACTCAATTATTGGAAGGTGTATTTTTATTTTTGAACGTAATTGTAATTCGTTCATTTCATCGTAACTGATATCATTACGTTCAACTTTTTTCCAATGACGATATACTGGATTATTTGATTCAAAGTAGTTTCTAGCTTCCGATTCTGATATTCCTAATTTATCCGCCACCTGTTTTGGGTTCTCAAAAGGAACTCCATCTATTTCGTATTTAATTGTTGGATTAGTTTCTTCACCAATGATTTGCCAATCTTTGTATTTTGATTTAGTAGAACGGCATCTTCTTTCAACTTCACTTGCCACCAATTCATTTGGATTAATATCAATCGCAGCTTCTCTAAAACTTCTATAAGATTTACCATCAACCACACATTTAAACGTATCACCGTTTACAATAGATTCGGTTGCAATATCAGGATTGCGTTTTACGAATACCAATATGTTTTGATGAACCGATGCCACTTTGCGATTTCTTTCAAAGTATGTATCAACAACTCTTGATGCTTGGTGTTGTGAATTAAATAGAATCATATCGTTGTAGAAATGTAATCCAGCTTCTTCACACGCTCTAATTGTTTTCCAGACCAAACCTTTATACTTTCCAATCTTATAATTTCCTGTGGTTGATTGTTCTCTTACTTCTGATACAACTACTGCAAAGAAACGATTATCTTTTAGTTTTTCTGCAGCTTTTCTTAAAATGGAATAATATTTTTTATCAAACGAATCCTCATCCATATTTGAAAGGTCAGCCGGATTATCGGTGTATTTTTCCAAATCATAATAAGGTGGACAAGTAAACACAAAATCCTGAGTTTTGTTTTGTATTGAATCGATTACCCATTCACTATCACCTTGTATCCAATTTGGTTTTGTAGATTGTTTTTTGTTTGCTTCAATTTGTTCATCAGAAAGGTCTATACCGTTATAGATGTATCCCATTTCAGTTGCAACTATACCTCTAACACTACCACCTGCAAATGGGTCCAATACTCTACCTTCCTCTGGACAAAACCATTCATACATCTTTTCACAAAGTGTAGCATCAAATATGGAAACGGTATTATCTTCCCAAAAACGGGCTCTACTTTGGGTATTTTCTCTACCCAATTCTGATTGGATATTGTAGGTGTTAATCCACCATCTTTTACGTTCTTGCCATTCTTTAGAACGAGTATCTAAAATAGAGAAAGGTTTAATCATAACACAAATATACGAAAAAAGCTTGGAATTACCAAGCTTTTCTCTATATTATATTTTTTTATTTATTAATCAAAATCGGTATTATATGGATTACCATACCCCATTTTCATATCTCTTGCTGCAGCTTTACCCGCTTTTACGAAATCACCATCATCATAAATACTATTAATGTATTTATCTTCTATGTCTGCTAAATTTCTTCTATATCCCGCTAATTGTTCAGTACCTTTTTTAAGTAACGGCATCATAGCTGCTTTTTTCTTTGGGTCTTTTTCCGCAAAGTATTTAGCACCCATTGCTTTTTGTTTATCTTCTAATTCCCTTACCTTCTTTTGTACAGCTGCATATTTTACATACATCTTTGGAACACCCGCTTCATTTACTACTCCTTCTGGTACACAATTTGGAACTTGTCTACCACCCTTATTTTTCATACCAACTTGCTTATATCCTTTCCAACAAGGTGAATCTTCGGCTATTCTAGCTTCGTTTTGTCCGTATTCGTGGTAGTTAGATGATGCTTGTGAAATAAAGTTTTCCGCATTAGTAATATGGTCTTGAATCCAAGCTGGAATATCTTTTTCGTTTTCTCCCATCTTAGCTTTTAATTCAGTTGCCATCTTAATAATAGTATCTAATGAATTGTTTGCCATTGATACTTCATGGTCTTGAGAACCTTCAGCTTCTTTAATGAATGCAGTTGCAAATGGATTAGAAATTACTTTACCCATTTCAAATTTACCAAATGCTTTTTGATTTACTAATCCACCTAACTTAATCATAATTATTTCTTTTTCATTGCAAGTCTTTCTCTCATCACATCAGTTGGGATATCAGAGATTTCATAGTAACGATTTAGGATGTGACCCATATCTTCGTATAAAGCGTGTAATCTTTCATCCATAGCTTTTGCTTCAACAGAGAATTTATCAAATTGCTTACCTAATTTATCCAACTCACTCATATTTCTTTTTACAGTTTGAGCATCAAACCAATCGTTAGCTTCTCTTAAAGATAATTCTTTTGCAGCTTCAACAATTGCACCTAATGTTTCTGAAACTTCAGTCATATCTGAGTTACGTTTCATTTGGTCTTGGAAAGTGTTGTATGTAGATATAATTTCTAAAAAGTGTTTTTTAACTTCTAAAGATAATTTTCTATCAGGTTGTTCTAAATTCTCCTTAATAGAAAATTTACCATCCTTAATCTTTACTTCGTTAATTGCAGTTTTACGGATATCATTGTATCCTTTAGCTATTTTATTTACCCCTTTAGGTTGTTCCACATTCAACTTAAATTTGTTGTTGTGTACATAATCATATATGTCGAAATTCTTGCTCATCTTATGCTATTTCAGTTATTATTTCTCTCATTAGGTCTTGTGCCTTGCAGTATTCTCCACAAACATCAGTACCAATATTTTTTAGTGGATTTACGGATTCGTTCATTGGGACCATAAATGCACCATGTGTAGATGGATTAGAAACAAAATCCCAACCAATCAATTCAAAGTCTTCTTGTACTTCTACTTTATTTCCACTCATAGGTCTAGTTGAACCCATACCTCTTGAAGAAATACCTAATAGAATTCCAGCTTTTAATAACTCTTTAAGAATGTTACCAGATGGAGTTCCTAATATTTCAACAGTCCCACAAAGGTCATCACCTTCCCACCAAATTTCTCTGATGTTATGTGATACGTTCTTTAAGTTAATAACCGTTGAATCTGGATGGTCTAATTCACCCAATGCTCTACGTTCTTTAATAAACGTTAAATATTTTTTTGCTTCTCTTTCAAGAATTGGTTTTGGATACACTCTACCATTTTGGTTCTCGGCACCAGCTCTTTGTAGAACTCCTTTTACCAAAGTTCTTCCACCGTCATCTTCTTTTATTTTACCTTCAAATAGGTGTGTTTCTATTAATAATGATTTCATTCTATCTTATTATTTTACCGATTCCATTTTACTTCTAATCTTATTAGTAATACTACCTAATTGAGATTTATCAATACCCAACCCATCAACTACTTGTGCTACTAATTGTAATTTTTGAGTTGAACTTAATTTAGCATCTTTAATTTTATCAATAGCCATTCCCAATCTTTGTTTAACAGATGATGGTATTGTTGCTTTTGGCAATTCAGCTGCTATATCTTCGTTAGTTTTACCAGCTCTTAAATCTGCTAAATCATCTCCTTCGATATCACCATCCTTATCAACATCTAATTTATGTTGGTCACCTTTTAATGCTTCAGTTTTTTCACCTCTACCATTCCAAGCAGAATCAACTTTATTAAAGAATGCTTTCTTTTCATCATCTGTCATATCATTAATACCCTTCCCAGCTTTTTCTAAAGCTTTTTTGAAGAATGCTTGATAATCTGCTTCTTCTACCATCACTTCTTTTACAAGTTCTTTTAATCTTTCTCTTGATATTGTTTCTTTGTGCATAGGTAATCCTTTGTGTTTTGTAGATGCATAATCTTTAGCATCTTTCTTTTTCATTGAATCTGCTGCTTTTTCAACTTCTTTAGATGGTGCTTCCATGTCTCCTTTTTGTACTGCATGGACCATACCCATAAATTTTTGTTGTGCTTTTGATACTGCTGGCATCTTATAAAGTTCTTAATTTTTCAGTTATTCCCATTAACCTTTCTCTGATTTTATATAAAGATGCATTTGTTCTTTTCCAGTAATCTTCTTTTTTAAGTCCATTTTCAGTCTTAATTTTAGAATACCAATTAACAAACTTCTCTATTTCAGAAAGTTGTTTGTGTATATTAGAAACTCCTCTACCAACTTTTGCTCTTGGTGAGGATTCTTCTCTTTTTAATTCTAACCATCTATTTTCCGCAACAATCATTCCACTAATATCTGCAACTTTTGCCGTATCAACTTCTTTTGCAGCAGTTGGTTTCATTGGCAATGCTTCATCTTTACTAGCTGGTACATCACCCAACGCCCAATCCTTTTCACCTTCTTCTAAATTATCAACTACGGTTCCACCAGTTACTTTTGCTAATCTATTATTTTTCTTTGCAGTTTGTCCAGGTTTAGCAAATGCAGCAGGAGTATTATATCCTGCAACGTTTCCGGTTACACTCATTTCATCCAATGTTCTTTGAATGTTTCTTTCTCTAACGTATTTACGAATAGCTTCTTTTAATCTTGCTTCCATTATTTTACTTTAGATTTAAGTTCCTTAATTAGCTCATAAGAAAGCATAATAGATGAAACTTGTCCATCAGATACACTTTTTCCAATTTTCATTTTTTCTAAAACGGAAATAGTTTCTGATAATTTAATTTGTGTAACTTTATCTTTTAGTTTTGATTTAATACTATTCAATTCTGCAATTATATTTGGTAATTCTTTTCCAACATAATCTACGAATTTGGTAGTATTTGAGACGTTGTTTATATATTCTTTCAACAAATTCTTTTGAGAATTATCTAAATTTGTATATTTTTTGTTGAAAGTTTCTACTAGAATCTTATAGGTAAGTAATCGTAGGTCTTTGTCTTGTTGTTTATAGGTTTCAATCAACTTCTTATCTTCGGTTGGTTGAGTTTTTAAAGCAGGTTTTGAGGTAATGTTTTCAATTAGGGTAATTTTAGAATTAAAGATATCTTTAATATCATATCCTTCTGCTCTTTTAGATTCAAATACTTTATAGATAGATGCTAGTACTTTATAGTTAGAAATAGGGGATGATAGGAATTGTTCAATTTCAAATTTTGCCGAAATTTCTTTAATAAGGTTAAATTTTTCTTTAGAAAGTGTATTTTGGTTCAATTTAGCATGTGCATCACATACCGTTTCTACCAATCTATCTGCTTTTGTTTCAGAACTATATTTTTCCTTTAATAGTATATCATAAAGACGTAGTTCTTTATTTAACTCCGTATTTGGAGCAAAGAACTCTTTTACGATTTTTTTAGCGTTTTCGGTCTTATCGTCATTAAGAACTTCCAATGTTATTTGTCTTACTAAAAGCTCAAATAACACTCCAGTATTCTTAAACTTGGAATGTTTAATTTTTTTCATTTACTTACCCTATATTTGTTCTACCCTATAAACTAACACATATAAATATAAACAAATTAATGTTTATTAAATTTTTGTATCATCTAATAGGTTTTTTTCATCAAGCATACCCGATTTTTCATTTAAAACCGTCTTTTTTGATGAAATTCCGTTTATATATTCTCTTGCTAACTTCTTAGCGTTTGTATTTAAATATCTATCATCTCGTTTTCTCTCCTTATGATTCTCCTTATCTCCCAATGGGTCTCTGCCGTATGGGTGTTTATCTTTACCATAAGTGTTTCCTTCTCTAGGTCTACCCACATTTCTATTCAATTCAATTTCAGTTTTTAACTTTTGAATTTCTTCTTCTACATTTTGTTGTTCTGGTGGATTTGCTGGGTCCTGTCCTTGTTGTTCAATTGAACTATGTCTGAATCTATCTTTAAGGTCTAAAATTACTTTAGCTCTTTCCATATCAATTTCATCTTGAGATAATCCAAAGATATTATGGTATGCCCAATCAGATGATAACATATTAAGTGCTTTTGCATCAGATGCTAATCTAACCTTCTCACTCCATAAGTTTACTTTCTCTTGCTCATAGATTGTAGAAGCGTTTGTCAAACTTAATTCAAAGTTTGTCATTTCAGAATCTTCTATACCATTTGATGCCAAGTGAACTACTGCAATTTTTGCTAATTCACTAACAACCGTTCTTTGAATTCTTTCAATAGTTCTTGCAAAACGAACATCTTCTGCAGCCAATGTAGCTTTACCATTCACATTCTCATCATAAGATAAGTACGCTTTTGGTACTCTCAAAGCTGCAAATAATTTATGTTTTAAATAATCAATATCTTCAATTGCTGCATAATCTAATCCAGCTAAATTATCAATACTAGTACCACTATCACTACCACGTACAGGTAGGAAGAAATCTTCGGTAAGGTTTTGGATATTATATTTTAAGTTGTAATCTCCGGTGTTCTTATCAACAAATGGAGTTTTCTTCATTTTATTGATAATTTTTTGCATATAGTTATCTACTTCCTGTGGTGGGATATTACCTATATCAATTTTGAACACTCTTTTTTCAGGTGCTCTCATAATACGATGAATTAACATCGCATCTTCCATAAGTGATAATTGTTTCCAAATTCTTCTTGCACCCTCAATCATTGATTTACCATAAGGAAGGAAGTTAGTATCTGATAACATTCTAAAGTGAGCCATCTCATATTGCTCATATTCCTTCTTGCCAAATCTATCCAATTCAATCTTATATTTTACATAATCAGGATTGTTTGGGTCAGTACCTTCTAATCTTTCTACATTATATGTTGAGTGAGGTGCTACGTTGATAATACCTTTACCAGGTAGAATTTCCAATGCTAAAAATGCATCTCCGTATTTTACTAAGTTTCTAATCCAAGGCCATAAGTTAAACTCCACATTCATTATATCATAGAATAAATTGTGAAGCATTTCTCTTACATTCTCATTTGTGGATTTAATTTGAAGTACATCACCATATTCATTTTTAGTTGTACTTTCATCCGCATATATATCTAAAGCAGAACCAATGATTGGGTCCATATCCATAGCATCATAATCTCTAAAAAGTTCTCTACGAACTTGATGATATGCCATTGATTGAGCACCCTGATGAGTTTCAAAATAAGACCTTTGTAACTTCGTATATCTATCTCTTAAATTTACAAAGTTTGTATTTGATTGACGGTCTTCAATATCAACCACTCTACGTTTACCATCTTTATCAACGGTTACGATTGCATTGGTTGAAAATAGTTTTTTTAGTCTCCCAAAGAAACTCCTATCGTCTTGAAATTGTTCTGCCATAATTTATTTTACCATTTTCTACAAGACCAATATCTTGCTTTTGTTCTTGGACCGGGATTATCACAATTGTGTCTTGCTCTAAAATTAGCCCTTCTACCAGGATTATTTTTCTTAATTTTTACCCCTTTCTGTCCAAAGTTTACTTTAATAACTTTACCAGTTTTAGGATTTTTAACATATACCTTAAACTTTTTCACATCACCTGCCATTGGTTTACCCAATTTAACTTCTCTACCTTGATATTCAGCTTCAAAAACACAACTACAATTAGCTTCATCTAATGATTGTGAATATGCTTTAAGATAATTGATAAAATCATCCATATCTTCTTGCTCAACATCCAATTCATCATAATCATCAATTGGATTATCAGCCGGTTGGTCTCCTTTTGAATATGCTTTATCTACATATTCATCTTCTTTTAGGATATTTGTTAATTTAATCATTTTGGTCTCCTTTTTCTATTTTGACATATATCATAAATATCTGAAATTGTCAAAACCCTACAATTTATAACCATTGTGATAAATCCTCAAAATCATCACCAATTTTCATCTTCCAAGGATTATCATCTCTATCAGATGGACCATAAACACCAGCATGCTGCATATTTGATGAAATACCACCCAAAGTTCTCTTTGTAAGGTCAATACCTTCTTGTCTTAAACGAAGTGCAGTATCCCTTACCCACAATCCAATTGATAATGCCATTGTAAGGTCATCGTTATAACCCTTCATAGCTTCTGCTCTACCATTAATGAATATAAAAGTAAATAATTCATCAATTAAACGATTGGAGCGGATTGTTACCGATTTTTCTCTAAAATACTCATCCAATTTAGATATAATCAATGGACGGGTTTTTGAAGTTGTTGAAAACCCAGCTACCATTTGCCTCTCATCTGCTCTATATTTATTTTTCATTTGATGTTCAACATCCACATATTTTAAATCCTTACTCATATAGAATAAGTTTTTATAATCTCTATCTATACATTGTTGAATACACGCCCAACCAATATTTGAGTTTTCTATTACTAATAAAGCATCATTATATTCAGTTGATAAGTTTACTAAAAAGTTTCCAAAATCTTTTGTTTCAATTTTACCTTTGTATTCTGCAACCTGTGTTGCGTTTAGTACATCTATTACGTGACATCCAGAAAAGTCAGCACCATCACCTCTGGCAACGTCCGCTACTACCATATAAGAGCCGTTTGTAGTTGGATATTCCCATCTCCAAAGATTCCCATCAAATCCAGTTTTTTCAATTGGATTTTGACAATATGTTTCTTTATAGAACATTAATAATTCTGGATCAATTACAGTATCACCCGAAGATACGAAGTCACAATCACATTCTTGCGCTGCTTTTTTAGCACCCAATAATCTTTGTTGTTCATCTCTCCAACTCTGGTCTCTTTCAGGATGTACTGTCCAATGTAATCGTATTGTATTAAATGGATTTGTTCCTTCTTCTGCATCTAACCAAGTTTTGTGGAACCAGTTACCCACACCATTAGGAGTAGAAAGTGCAATACAACTACCACCCGTTGATAAGGTTGATTGTGCCGCTACCCAAATCTCATCAATATCATCAATAAACGCAGCCTCATCAAATATAAGTAAAGATAGAGCTTCAGAACGTCCTGCATCAGGTGAACTCGCAATCGCTTTAATTTGAGAACCATTATTTAAACGAAGGGAAAGTTTGTTATCTTCCAAAGAACCACCCTTTAACCAACTTGGTAATAAATCGTGCATTACCCTTACTTTAGTTACTAGGTTCTTTGCTACATCTTGTTTTGTTGCAATTACCAACACATTGAAATCGGTATTGAATATCATCTTCCAAAGTGCATATCCAGCTGAAAGTGTTGAGATACCAGTTTGACGTGATTTCAATACTATATTAAATCGGTTATCTTTAAATTGTGTTAGAGTTTGTTCCTGAAATGGGAAAAGGTGAAAAGGTATCTTACCTCTCACCGGATGCTGAATCATACAATACTTTTTCATAAAGTGAATCGGGTCTACCGCACACTTTTTGTATTCATCTGCTATTATATCCTTCAGGGATTTCTTTTGTGTAATTCCAGTACTCATATTAATCGTTAATAGGTCTTACTAAATCGTAATTTTTATCTTTTAATTTTTCGTAAGCCTCATTTCTTAATTTTGTAGCCTGTTCAACTTCTTTTTCAAAATTAACAATATCTAAAAGTATTTCTGCTTTGAGTTCATCAACATCTCTTTCCATACTCCAAGTTTCAATCTTTCCATCTTCTTGAATTACTTCGTATGTTTGTTTAGCATCATTATAAGCCTGTTTGAATTGTGCAATCACATCGTTACCGTATGCAATCATATTAGAGTATATTTTATAATCTTCATATGCTTCCCACAACCCATCAGTTTTGATTATTCTTTCTTTTTTTGCCAGACAAGTTATGCAATATCCTGTTTTGGATATTAATTTTTTATCAACTCTACCTATTTTGATTGTTTTACAATCTTCAGCTTTACAACTATTTAATTTATCTAAATAAGCTCTAGTCTCGGCCATAATATCACCTAATTCCGAAACTTCTATTTTACCGGCAGCATGTTGTTCCCAAGATTTACCATTATCATCAGTCCATCTTTCACCAACTTTTCTTTTTACTTTCTTCTTATCTGCTCCTGCAAATGAAATCTGTGTTTCCTTTTGATATTCTCCACCCGTTAAAACCATATCTACCAACTTTTTTCGAGTTGGATGCATGAATTTTTTATTGAATTCTCTTGCCATATTACTTACAATATATTTGTATATATAAGTATATCAAAATTCAAAAAACGATTAAGAATCAAAAAATATTCCTAAAATTTGATTTAATGGTGCGAATGCACCTGTTAATTTGTAAGTGTTACCACCATATACAAATACAATACCTTCGTTTGGTACAATCTTATCAAATCCACCAAGTGCATTAAGTCTTTGTAACTCTAATTTTAATTTTGCAATCTTTTTAGGGTCACCACTTGCTTTTACTTGTTGAATTGTAGATTCTAAACGAGCTACCATTTGTCTTTTGGCACTATCAGGATTTGCTGTAAGTACCGAACTCATAAATGATAATACATCTGCACCAACTCCTAAAAATATTTCCTCAAATCTCATTAGATTTTGCTTTGATATCTTTTGTTGGTCTTGTTTATCAGTTTGTTCAGCCCAAGCTCTTAATTTAGTATCTTGTATTGTGTTAATACGGAAACTCTTGTCACCAAAAGCCCATCTCTTAACCAATCCTATTTTTTCTTGTGTATCTAATTTTTTTGCATTCTTTTCAACAAACTTAGTCCACCATGCTTGATGATAATCCGCTACTCCATCTGAATCACTTAATGTAAATTCAGATTGAAGTTTACTAATCATAGAAATATACTTTCCTTGTAATTTAGAAAGATGTTCTGATTTAGGTAACTTATTCATTGGTGGGCCCTGAATTGTGTATTTAGATTGTACGTGCGCATTTACTTGCTTAATCATACCACCTAATATAGTTGCTGCTTGTTGATTCTCACCTACGATAGTACCATCTACATCGTAATCAAAAGTACCATGAAACACCAATAGCGGTTGATTGTAGGGGATTACGTTTACAGACGTTGGATATATTACTTCCAAATTCATAAACGAACTACCATCCTTAAATATCTTTTTACGTTGAGGT